AGGGCATTTCTCGCTGATACGGTTCAGTAAGGATAATGCGGCAGAGGCGAATTTGCCCTCAATGCGCGCCGGAAGCCGGACCTGACGGCGTTTTCCTTGACAGCAATTCAGGCAACTTCCTATATCGGGGTCATTCCGGCACAATCGCAGTGGAATGGCGGGGTAGCTCAGTTGGTTAGAGCAGCGGAATCATAATCCGGAGGTCGGGGGTTCAAATCCCTCCCCCGCTACCGTCTTTGCGCCCGCGCCTAAAAGCGCGTTCAACCGTCCTTCGATGGTGACTTCCAGTCCATTCGGCCCCCGGCGCGGGGTGACGGTTGATATAAGATCGCGAATAGCTTCAACGGCTTCCGGGTCGCTGTCCAGCCCAGCCGATAAAGCGGCGTCCAGCCGGATCAGTTGTTGCTCGTACCGCGCCAGCGCGGCAGGGTGCAGGGTGATGAACTTTGGCGTTTCGACCGTCAATTTGGCTTCCAGCGCCTTGCGCTCGGCGTCAAGCACGCTGGACCGTGGACCAAGAACAGCAGGGTCGCCGTGTCCCTTGGCGATGGCCTCGACCAGCCGTTTGATCTCCCTGCGGACTTCCCCCAGCCTTCGTTCAGTCCTGGCCCGTTCCGCTACCCCCTTCGAAGCCAGCCGCTTGCGCTCATCATGATATTCCTTGACGAATGCCGCCATGGCCTCGGGCTGGCGCATCTCGGCTTTAAGCCCGGCCAGCACCACGGCCTCGATATCGGCCCGGTAGAAGGTTTTTGGATCGGGGCAGGTTCCGCTTTCCGCCGCAGCGGAACAGCGCACGCGCTGCCGCTTGCCGCCATAGGTGGACATGCCAGCCCCGCAGGCCGCGCAGCGCAACAGACCGGATAGCATATACCGGGGGCGGCGCTGGGCGCTGGGTGGGACGCCGGTGCGGCCGGCGCGCATGGCCTGCACCGCCTCGAATTGTTCCAAGGGGACAATGGCAAGGCCGGGCACGGCGGTGGTCACGCGGTCGCCTCTGGCGTTGGGGCGCGATATCCGGCGGCTCGTATCGGGGTCCTTGACCATGGCGACCTTATTCCAGATCAGCCTGCCCACGTAAATCTCATTGCGGAGGATGCCATTGCCGCGCTTGCCGTCGCCGTTGATGGTGGAGGCGTTCCATGCCTGTCCGCGCGGCGCCGCCATGCCCTCGGCATTGAGCCGATGGGCGATGTCGCGCGGCGACCGACCTGAGAGAAACTCCACGAAAATCCGCCGCACGATCGCGGACTGAGCTTCATCGATCTCGCGCAAGCCCCGGATTGGCTCGCCGCGCTCGTCCAGATTCTTGACCACGCGATAACCATAGGCCAGTCCGCCCCCCGACCGCCCCGACCGGACCACCCCCGACATTCCGCGCCGGATGGAATGTTTCAGATCGTCGAGATACTGGCTGTCGATCACCGCGCGGATGCCATCGGTCAAATCGGTCACCACGCCATCGGCGGGCGTCATGATGGCGATACCGGCGAAGCGCAGCCGCTTGCGGATCGCGGCGCGGTCCTCCTGGTCGCGCCCGACGCGCGACATCGATTCAGCTATCAGCACATCGAATTGCCGCGCCTTGGCGGCGGCGAGCAGGCGTTGCACGCCAAGCCTGTTGATGAGGTTGGAACCGGACACGGCGCGGTCCTCGAAGGTTGCAGTCACGGTCAACCCATGCCGCGCGGCAAACTCGCGGCAGAGCGCGATTTGATCCTCGATCGATCTGTCATTTTGCAAATCTGTCGAGAATCGACTGTAGATCGCCGCGCGTTTCATCTTGCCATTCCTCCCGCTTATGATCCTCTCTCGCCGCCCGCCGCGCCAGCGCCCTCGCCAGCCGAATAATGGCTGGATCGGAACGGCGCGACAAGACGGGTATCTTGCCCCGTTCCGGCCCTGTTATGGAACTGCGAGAAGTCATTTATACCCGACCTTCACAGCGTTTTTGTATCCAGCCACCACGCGACAAAGAAATTGATGACTTGCGGATCGCCATGTTGTCCCATGCGGTATGATAGCTGATTGGGGACGATGATTTGTCCGCAGATAATTGGATCGGGATTGCGAACGCGCGGGAGAATGCCCAAGCGGTCGAATATTTTCAGCTTCATCGCATTGTCGGCCAGAGATCGAATTTCCGCGCGAGCCAACTTAAACGGGAAATCGACATCCTGATATTCGGTCGCGAAGTAGTGTGTGACCATGACCTCTTTCTCGCCTCTCATTTCGGGATCGTCAGATTTCTCACGAACAGGCCGCGGATTGACATAGCGGCCTTCGCCGGCAGGAAGTGCCTGCGCAGGCTGATTGTGATTGTCTCTATGCCTTCCAAGGTATTCGTGCGGCTTTGCGCGTTTGGTGCGAATTGCAAAAATATCCATCGGGAACGGCGGCACGATGTAGTATCCCGCCTCAAGCGCCATCTTGATCTTGCGGTAGAACTCGGCGCGGCGCTCCTGTTTCAGGATTTGCGCACGCCAGCCAGCGGTGTTCCACTTGTTGTCCTGGTGTAGTTTGAACTGAGAACGGGCTTCCTCGATCTCATTCTTGACCATCTGAATTTTGCGGGCGGCCCACAGGATCAGCGAGCGTTGCGCCGTCTCCATTTCCTTCGGGCTTTGGGCGAATACGGTAAAATCCATCGGCGTATCGACGACGGTATTAACGAGCGCGGTTGTCATTTTTCATTCTCCTTTGCGTGTTTCATGCAGAGCATTCTTTGCGCGTTTTGTTATGCCTGATTCATGACGAGTAAGCAGAAGGTCAATTTTTATTTCTCCTTCGTTGAAGGATAATCCGCTGATCACCACGTTTGTCTTGACGCCAAGCTCCTTGCCGACGGCGATTAAAATCTCCGCCATCGCATCAATGGACTTGCCGACATTCTTTGCGCTGAGATATTCTCCCTTGTGCGGGGAAAGCGAGAATGACATCCGCGAACTATCCATCAGTTTTGATGTAAATTCGAAGCTAAGATTCTCGCCGCATTTTGGACAGCAAGGGTGTTCGATAGGTACTTGGCTCATCGCTCCACTACCTCCCCGCTGATTTTCTTTTTCCAGCGCGATGCGCGGGAACCGGGAAAAACGGAACGCGATGACCGCGCCCCGATGTGCTTGCGCCGGACGTGATTTGATTTTGCAATGGTGCGCCGGTCTTTACGGGTTTTCTGACTGTGACATGCCACGCAGAGCACTGCCGCATTGGAAAGCGTCGGCTCCCCGCCCATTTCATCCGGGTTGATGTGGTCGTAGTGAAACCGTCCGACATAAAGCTTGCATGTGCATTTCTCGCAAATGCCGTTGGCGCGCTCGAACGCGGCGGCCTTCACCTTTGCGGAAAATTCGCGGCGGGCGCTCAAAATGTTTCCTCCATCTTGGCCTTGATCGCCGCTTCGTTCTTTTGCAGCCATTCCAAGGTCGCAAGGACGGCCTTCATCCGCGCCATGTGATAATCGGCGATGCTCTGGCGCATTTTCCCCGATGAGACCATGCGCGGGTAAACGCCGTTGCGCAGCGCGATCTCGCGTTCACACTCCTCGATCTGTTGAGCGAGAGAGATCATTCCCTATCGCCCTCCGCGCGGGCGACGGCGGCGCGAACGTTAGAAAGCCATTCCTCATGCCATGGGTGTGGGGCATCGTCGTCAACTTGAATCTCGGCGCTCTCCATTCGGACGCCTCCAATATCAATTCCTGTTATTAGTTCCCTTAATAATTTCAGCAAACCGGCGCGCTCGTTGGCGGTGTCGGGAGCGGCGGGCATCGCGCGGATGCGCTCGGCGATCACCGCGTCCATGCGCGATACGATCTCATCGCCCTTTTTGTCGGTTTGCAGGAAGAAACGTTCAAAACGATTTGCATCGGCCACTTGGGCCGAAAGCATGATGATTTCACTAATAAGCGGAGCTAACGATTTGCGAATATCGCGCGCCACAGCTTCTGCTTTCTGTGTGGTCATGCCCCACCGCCTTCCGCGCGGGCCGAGCGTTCAAATAGAAAACGCTTTTGTAATGGATGCACATCGACACGAGGACGACTGGGCACTGACCATGAGCGTCCCGGTGTTTCTCCAATCAGCCGCCAACCTGCCGCCCGCAAAGTAATTCCATTCTCACTTGCCAGAATGTAAGTTCCGATGCGTTTGAAACCGAGCGCAAACGCAGCCCTTGCCGCCGCGCCGTAAAGAAATGAGCAAGAATTCTTGGTTCCATCGGAGCAAAGCCGCGTGATCTCAGCAGTCACGCCATCATCGCGGTGTCGAGACACAGGGCGGCCCACGATGGCAATACCTACAATTTTCCCTGCGAACGCTGCTCCAATAGAAAATAGATGCCCGACGACTGGCTGATGATGCCTATGGTATTCTCGGATAAATTGATTTGCTTCATCCAGTCCGATGCGCTCGACCGATAGGTGACGCTTTTCTGCCCCGCCCATCACGCACCGCCTTCCGCGCGGGCGATGGCGGCGTGGGCGCGTTTGAACCACCCCGATTCTGCGAGGACGCCCGGGAAAGTAAATGCTTCGTATTGCTCTGCGTGAGCGAGTAATTCCATAATCAAGTCCCGCAGGCGGTCGCGCTCGGCGGCGGTGTCGGGAGCGGCGGCATATAGTTTGGCGTCACATAGCGCGTTCGGATTGTCGTCATCTGTAATCCGAGCTGTTCGATGCATGCTATCCGCTGTCCAGATTTCAAAAGCAATTGAGCCGTCATCTATGTCATGACGTTCAACGACAAGCGGCCCCGGCGTGTGTCCTGCTTTAGGTGCGGTCATGACGGCTCCTTCTCGCGGGCGTCTTGCTGCTCATAGGCGGGGATGAGCGCAATCGAGGGCGAACTTTCGCGCTCCGTCCGAGTCTCGATCATCCCGTCAATGATATCGAGCACGGCTTGCTTCGAGGCTTGGAAATCCTTCTTTCCCATCGCCTTTATGGATTGAGACTTTGCGGTGTAGACGACAATCGTAGCCTGCATGACGACGATCACTGCGTATTCATCCATCGGGCGGATGAACGCGGCGAGGCGAAGGGCTTCCTCATGGGAGGCCGCGACGATGGACCGCTCATCGCGCCAGCCAGCCTTGATCAGGCACCATTTGCGAAGATGGTCAGAGGTTGCGAAGCGGTCACCGTAACATTCCGGCAAACTATGCCAACAATCATCGACGGTCGCGAAAAAATGATCGTGACTGCGCCGCGAACGTTCCTCCGCGACATCAAGCCGATAATCCAGCCCCACCACGAATTGCTTGTCGCACAGCTTCGCAAAACGCGGCAGCGGGACCATCGCTTCGCCGTCCCATTTGTAGATGCTCGGCCCTCTAATCATATCAGCCAGCCATCAGGATGTTGACGGGAGGGGCGGCCTTCGCTTCGTATCGTTCGCGCAACGCGGCGAGCTTGTCATCAAGCTCTTTCAAAAACGCGACGATGTTCTTTTCCAGTTCGGCAATGAAGGCGTCGTCACGCGGCACGCGCTGAACGAATAACTGCATGGATGCCGGCAGGCGCGGATCGAAAGAAACCCAATCGCACCACGCCCGTTCGGTGCAGGCCATTTGAAACTGCATCTGCGCGATGTATTTTGCCGGGATCGAATTACCCAACAACGTGTCGATGTGGGTTGCGGACAGCGGACATTTAAATTCGACTAGGCCATCATGGCCGATAAATCCATCCGGGCTTGCGCCGCTCATGGCAATGCTCAAATGTCCGACGAAACCAGCGGCCACAACCTCGCAATCGCGCATGAACTCATAGGCGGCGCGGGCCGCCGGTTCGGTGTCTATTCCGTGTTGCATGGCGGCGTTGGTGTAGCTGTCTTGCGGTGCGCCGGTCAGGCGTTCAACCAAAAGCTCGGCCATGTAGTTGGCGCGCGACGCCCCCCATCCCGTTTTTGTCTTGGCGATCACATCCGCAACGCGGGAGGCCGTGACGCGCCCCAAACGCATTTGATGCCATTCAGGTGTTCCTTGCTCGATCATGATTTTGTTCCTTGTTTCTTGGCTTCCAGCATGGCTACGGCATTGTTGAATTTGGCCGCCGGAATGTCGCTGATGCTTTCCGCGTTCGCCCATTTCAGGAAGCGCGTTACATCGGACTTTGTTTCCTGAACAAGTGCGGTAATCGTGGCGGCTTGCTCGTCGCTGATTTTCTCGTCAGTGCCGGCGGCGTTGCCGTCATCATCATCCGATACTGCAAGTCCAAATGCGGACTTGAGCGTGTAACGTTGCAAAAGCGTGACGGTCGATCCAATAGCTTGCAAGGCGTTTTTGTTGCCTGTCTGATCGGGCGGCCCACTGAGGGAGTTTTCTTGCGAATGCCCATCGCGGTGCGCGACGACGCAAGTGACCGTCACTTTGTCAGATTCCGAACTGGTCCGGTAACGATAGGATAGTCCGTATTTCGATAATATCGGATCGATGGCGCGCGTAATCTGCGCAAAATCTTCATGTTGATAACGCGTCCTTCCTTTCGGTGACGTAAAATCAACTGTTCTGTTCTTACTAATGACAGGAATCTCCGCGCTTGCCGCAGCCATTGCAGCATCGAAAGCCTTGCGCGCCTGATTGGCCTCCCAGCGTTCTTGTAAGCCCATCAGTTTTTCAATGACATCCACGCCAACGCCCTTGCTGATCGCGCGCTCGATCATATCCATCGGGGTAAGCGCGGCAACCGCCGTTGACGTATCGCGCTCAATCACTTTTTCTATTATCGCGTTCATGGCTCAACTCCTGTGTAGATGCTGTGATCGATCTGGATTTGAACGGCGGTCATATCGTTTTCTCCCGTGTTTCGAAAAATCCTCTCAGTTCAGGATGCCGCGCCATGCACCAGCGGGCCAAATTTGAAATGTGATTGTTGTTGACCTTGAAATGCTTATTTCCCCGTTCGATCTGGAAATGCCAGCGCACGCGGTGAGCAATGGCGTCGGCGGAATATCGTTTGAACCCGTGATCTTTCCTGAGCGCGATGGCGATTTTCTCAAAATGTTCCGCAACCTCTCTAGGAACACCGGAGGGTTGAGGTTCGAGAATGGTGAACAGGTCGGTCACGGTTTCATCACAGCGTTTTTCACAAAGGCCATGGCGGCGCGGGCGAGATCAGATTGCCGTTTGCTGTTGTTTGAACTTTCGATATCCATCAGCGCAATAATCAAAATCTCTACTGTTTCTTGCAGGCGGTCGCGCTCGGCGGCAGTTTCGGGAGCGGCGGCGATTAGGACGGCCCGAACACCGGCCCGAATTATTTCTTTAGCTTCTTCGGCGCTTTGAGTAGCTTCTGACCAGTCAGCCCGCACTTGATCTCCTGCCCCAGCGTAGGCCGCCTCGAAAAATGTTCGAGATAACTTCTCGATAAATTGAACCGACGGCCCCGGCGTGTGCTCTGCTTTCTGTACGGTCATGACGGCTCCTTAATAATCGTCGCCCATATTCAAACCCGAAAAACGGTAGCGGTTTGTTGATCGATAAATGCGCAGTTCTTCATCCAGTTTTTCCGCCGCTTGTTCGAGCGCGTGTGTCGCGTTGCCGTCGAGCGCGACCTCAAGCTGACGGTCGAACAATTCCTGATCGATGCCATTAAAATTATCGGCGGCTTCCTTGCCGATGGCTGAGATAAACGGATCAAACGCGCGCCAGATCGCTTCGAGATCGTCCCGGAGCGACAGCGCGTCGGCGGAGTCAGCATCGCCGGCAATGCGGGTCAACCGTAGTGCTGCGAGGCCCGCGACCGCGCGCATCTGGGCCGACCAGTGTTTTGGTATGCCGGGCAGCGCGGCGGCTTCCAGCGCCAGTTTGCAAATCTGATTGCGCAATTCATCAAACCGGCAGAGCGCGGCGGATTGCGTGGTGTAGGGAAGGGTCATGGCGTTCACTCCGCGGTTTGAAGAGATTGATGCTCGCGCCGGATTATTTCAGCAGCAATCTTCTCGACCAGAGCGAGACAATCCGGGCGATTGCTTGGTCCACGCGGTCCCCAATGCTTGCGAGCGTCAGAAATGGATTTATTGCGGCAACCAGCGCATACGCGCCATTCGCCACGCAGTTTGATCCCGTTGAATTTGTAATGGCGTGAATCTTCCCCGGCAAAAATCAGCGCCGTCAGGCCGGGACAGTTCTTGACCCACACCTCAGTCGCGGCGGGAAGATCGGGCAGCGCCGTCAGGCCGGGGCAG